AAACAGGACTTAGAATAATGACAACACTCGTATTTAAAATCGTCAGAGCAGACGGAAAAACTAAACTAATCACAAACGTTAGAGATATTGAATATACGCAAACACCTGGATTGATTGAGGTTGATGTTGAGGTAATTGATGCAGGGTCTAATGTTCAGCATGATTATTTTACGGAAGAGGTTTCACTGAACAGCGGTGATTCAGCCTATCTCGTAAATTCACATGGTTGTACAATTGACGTTGTACGTTGTAAATAACTAGGAGAAAATAGAATGGACATTGTAGCAGCGTTAGTAACACTGGCAATTATCGGGTTTTTATATTTCATCCCTACAATTTTGGCAAGTGGCAAAAGTAATTTCAGCTCAGTGCTGGTGATTAACATTTTCTTAGGATGGACTTTCTTAGGTTGGGTTATTGCTTTGGCTATGGGTGTTGGTGGGAAGGTGGAGAAATGAAAAACAAAACAAGAATTAGAAATTTAACCGAGATGAACAAGGTTCTTATCAAGCAGTTAGTCGGTAAATCAAAATCTATATCAGCTCTTAATTTCGAGCTTGAAATGCAGAGCGCCATTACTAAGGACTTATTGAAAAAGGTTGAGTTATTAAATAAAGAAAACGAAAACCTTAACAAGTTTATTTCATCATGCGAAAATGCTTGCCAATACCATGAGTCAGAAAAGATCAAAGCATTTGAGATTATTGGCCGCATTACAGTAGAAAATGAGGGTAAATAATGACACAATTAGTAGAAATAAAGCAGGAGTTCCCGCCTATAATCGGGGTTGACCATTCTAATATCGTTAAAATGCACACTAAAGACCTTATTCCATACGCTAGAAACAGTCGAACACACAGTCAAGAGCAGATTGCACAGATTGTCGGATCAATCAAAGAGTGGGGGTTTACTAACCCTGTTTTAATCGACTCAGACAACCAAATTATAGCTGGTCACGGTCGGACGTTAGCGGCTCAGAAAATGGGCATGGAAGCTGTGCCTTGCTTGGTTGCTAACGGATGGACTGAAGCACAAAAGAAAGCCTATATCATTGCAGATAATAAACTAGCATTAAACGCTGGCTGGGATGATGAAATGCTTCGCGTGGAGTTTGAAGAGCTTGAAGAACTAGGCTTTGATTTGGAGTTGACAGGTTTTGAATTAGATGAGCTTGCAGAGTTAATACCAGAAGAAGAGGTTGAAGGCTTGACTGGCGAGGACGAAGTGCCTGAGCCACCTGAGATTCCAGTGAGTAAGTTAGGCGATGTTTGGTTGCTTGGTAATCATAGATTGATGTGCGGTGATTCTACCAACCCAGATGATGTTGAGTTGCTAATGAATGGAACTAAGCCGGACTTGATACATACAGACCCTCCCTATGGAATGAACGCAGTATCAAAGTCGGCAGTTCTAACTGCGAGTTATGGTACTGATATTATGGGAGACGATAATCCAGATATTGCAAAGGATTCATTTACTCTAATTAATGGACTTTATCCGGATGCAAAACAAATATGGTGGGGTGCAAACTATTACTGCAGTGTATTGCCAGACTCAGAGTGCTGGTTAGTATGGGATAAGAATAATGGACAGTCAGACCAGACAGACTGTGAGCTGGCGTGGGCAAACTTTAGAAGTGTTGTTAGGCAGTTTACACAGGCGAGCGAGAAGACAAATAGAGTACACCCAACGCAGAAGCCAGTATCACTTGTGGAATGGATTTTAAAGCGGTTTAAATTAAGCGCAAATACAATGGCAGACTTTTTTGGTGGGAGCGGCTCGACATTGATTGCAGCAGAGAAGCATGAGGCAACTAGCTTTATAATGGAGTTTGACCCAAAGTTTTCTGACGTAATAATCCAAAGATGGCAGAGCTTCACAGGAAAGGAAGCTATACTAGAAATATCAAAACAACCATATAATGAGTTAAAGGAGTCAGAAAATGGCTAATCCAACACCACACGACCCGTCAAAATCCACAAAAAACCAAGTATCAACAATGGTGATGGCTGGCATTCGTCAGGATGTTATCGCTGACATATTGGATATAGACGCAAAAACACTGCGTAAATATTACCGTAAAGAGCTTGACACAGCAAAGTCTAAAGTAATCACAACGGTTGCTAGTAAACTCTATGACCAGTGCTTAGGTGGCAACGTTCCAGCTATGGTGTTTTTCTTAAAGACGCAGGGTGGATGGCGAGATTCTACAAACATTAATCACACGTCAGAAGATGGCACAATGACTCCAACAAAAATAGAGCGTGTAGTAGTAGATGCAGAACCAGACTCTTCAGATAAAAACGCCTAGATGGTGCTTGCCTCTTCTTGACCATAAAAGATACAAAGGGGCAAAAGGTGGCCGTGGGTCTGGTAAGTCACATTTTTGGGCAGAGTTACTGGTTGAAGAACACGTTGCTAACGTCAACCAGCAGTCAGTTTGCATACGTGAAGTCCAAAAGTCACTAAAGTTCTCAGCTAAAAAACTGATTGAGGATAAAATATTCGCGCTTGGTGTTTCCCATTTATTTGAGGTTACTATCAACGAAATTCGCAGACGCGATGGGCGCGGCATTATTATTTTTCAGGGGATGCAAGACCACACAGCCGATTCTATTAAATCACTGGAGGGCTTCAGTCGCGCTTGGGTTGAAGAAGCTCAGTCAATATCTAAACGATCAATGGCTCTACTACTCCCGACAATACGTGCGCCAGATTCTGAATTGTGGTTCTCATGGAACCCAGAAAACGACAATGACCCTGTTGAGGAACTATTTAAAACTGAATCAGAAGACTCGACTTGCGTTCATGTAAACTACCTAGATAATCCGTTCCTTCCTGATACGCTTAAAAAGGAAGCAGAACGCCATAGACGCAACTCTTACGATTCGTTTGACCATGTATGGCTTGGGATGTTTAACACACGCTCAGACGCTCAGATATTTGCTAACAAGTTTAAAATAGAGCACTTTGACGTTGACGAAACTTATGGAGCTCCATTATTTGGGCTTGACTTCGGCTTTGCTAACGACCCTACTGCTGGTGTATGCGTTTACATAAAGAGCAATATATTGTATATTCGTTATGACGCAGGACGTACAGGTTTAGAGCTTGACGATACTGCTGGATATTTAATAGAGCGGATTCCAGGCGTAAAGAACCACACCATTCGTGCAGATAACGCGCGGCCTGAATCAATAAGCTATTTAAAACGCTCAGGATTGCCACGTATTATTTCATGTGAAAAGGGTAAGGGTTCTGTATTAGACGGCATTGAGTTCATTAAGTCGTTTGATGGTATAATAATACATCCAGAAGCTAAAGACGTTGCAAAAGAGTTTAGGCTCTATTCGTACAAAGTAGACAGGAGAACAGATGATATACTGCCTGACATTGAAGATGATAACAATCACTGGATTGATGCGCTACGATATGCGCTTGAGCCTATCATGAAAGCAAGCAAAGCCGCAAAAGGCGTAAGGGTTGGACGATAATGGAAAATAACACACACCAGCAGACAATCCAATACCAGCGCATTATCAACACCGAGTTGCGCGCTTCTATCTATCCAGCGTTAGAGGTTGATTACAAGCAAATACGCGCCTTGTTACTCGATGCAGAAAGCCTTGATAACATTACGCAGATTAACGCGCTCAATCGTGAGATTGCCAAGGTTATTCAGAAAAACTACACGCAAGGCTGGGCAGAGATTACGACGCAGCTAGAGGACGTCGCAGAGTATGCGGCAGAATATACAGCGATTGCATTAGCCGCGGCAACAGAGGTAAGCATAAGCACGCCAGCGAAAGACAAAGTTTTGAGCTATGTGAATAAGTCGTTAATGAGTTTAAGCACTGGCGAATCGTCTAACACTGGCACATGGGGTCAATTCGTCAAGAATCACGTTGATAACAATAGCCGTGTCGTGAATAACTTAGTGAAGGCTGGTTACGTGCGAGGCGATACAGTACAGCAAACAGCAAAGGCAATTCAAACGGCTCATAATGGAATGCTTAGACGTAATGCAGAAACACTGGCAAGGACAGGTGTACAGCATTATGCGAATCAGGCGCGTTTAGCTATGTATGACGATAATGCGGATGTTATCTCGTACTATATTTATTCGGCAACTCTTGACAATCGAACAACGATATTATGTGCAGGACGTGACGGTAACAGGTACAAACCAACCGAATCAAGACCTTCATTGCCAGCTCATTACAATTGCCGTTCTCAATATGTACCGCTTACCAAAGGACAGAAAGAGCTAGAAGGTGTACGCCCTCAAGTTGGTGCGAGTAAAGAGTATGACGGTGGTGTGTACAAAGGCCGCAAATCTAAAGGCTTCGATGTTAAACAGGTCAAGGCTTCAAAGAACTATAACGACTTTCTAAAGAATCAACCGGTTGCGTTTCAAGAGGACGTACTAGGTAAGACGCGCGCTAAGTTGTTTAGAGAAGGCGTTGACCTTGAGAAGTTCACAGACCTTACCGGAAAAAAACTAACACTAAAAGAGCTTAGAAAGCGCGGCTTGTATTAATTACACAACTGTGTATAATAGGTTTAAACAATAGGAGAACGACAATGAGTAGACATAACGAAATTAATAATATAACAGTGAATAGGCTTTATCTTAAAAAGTTAAAAATAATCCATTCTAAAGAAAACATGTATTTTGTATCAACTAAAAGCGTTAAAGTTTCACCGCTTGCAATTCTAAGATTAAATGTAGCCATGAGAAACTTAAAAAGAGCGTTCTTTAAAAAGCTTTAAACTTTAGTAGCGACAACTAAGAAGGATAATAATTATGATTGATAAAATACTAACAACTATATTTATAAGCTTGGTTTTATGGACTGCATTCACTTCAATATATGCCGCTTTTAAATTTCCATGCTTGACCGAAACAGAGCGTTTTATTGAGTTGCCTAATACGTTTATGATGGATTATGATAGATTAAACTGCAACGAGAACAATCGCAATAAATAACCCTATTTTAAACACAATCAAAAACTAACACTTGACAACGCTCTTTTTGCTGTATAATTACACTAAATAATATAGGTTGCTCAAATGCTCGTAAACTTACACCCTGACTTAGAATCAAACTTAGCCCCGATTAAAGCGGTTCGTGATGCTGTAGAAGGTTCAGTAAGAGTTAAGCAGTCAGGGTATACGTATTTGCCGCATCCTAGTGAGGAAGACAAAACGAGCCTATCAGCACAATTAAGATATAAGCAGTATCTAGCAGGCGCTGAGTGGGACGGTTTTCCAGAGCAAACAGAGCGCACTATGATCGGGCGAATGAACCTTGACGATGTTGATGTTGCTATTCCATCTAAGATTGATTACCTAGTAGACGATTTTGACGGTGACGGTCTATCGTTAGCCGGTGCAATGAAGCAAACATCTAAGAACATCCTAGAAGCTAAGTGGCACTTATTGCTTGCAGATTATGAAGGCTTAACAGAGCTTGATACTAAGACGTTAAGCATTGCAGACGTTAATATGTTAAACCCTCGCGCTAAAGTTAAGCAGTACGCACGAGAGAGCGTTGTAGACTGGCATTTCGATAAAGTATTCGGTGTAAACCAGTTAGCGTTCGTTATGTTACAAGAAATTGATTACACGTTCGACCAAGAAACGCGCAAACGCACTGAAGTTGTTAGCTACCTAGTTCTAGCACTTGATGAAGCCGGATATTACCAGCAGAAGTTACAAGAATCTGACGGTACGCTCATTAAAGGCGATGCGAATTATATCAAGGTCAACCAAAAACCACTCAAATTTATTCCCGTCCAAATTGCATCCGACCTGGTTGATAGAACTAACAGCTTCCCAACTCAGGTGGGCTTTCTTAATAATATCTGCCAACTCGCATACCATAGCTATAGAATGTCCGCAGACTATAAAGAAGCGATGCGTTTATTGCCACCTACTACACACGTTTACGGTGTTAGCGAATCAGACTGGGAAACGTTCCAAGAAATTAACGACCGCTCTTATGTCGGTACTGGTGCAGGTGCAACAAACGTTTGGCCTAGTGCAGATACCAAGATTGAGCTAGTCGGTGCAGATACAGAAGTTTCAGCTTATGAGCGTTACTTCGATCAAAATCGAAACAACATCAAGGCAGTCGGTGGCACTGTGCCGGACTCAAGCGGTGGCGGTAATAAGACAGCAGAGCAAGTATCAAGCGAATCAGCAGAGCAAAACGCTCTACTCGTTGATTTGGCTGGTGGTTTAGAGTCTGCGTTTAAGCGTACCATTGCTTACTGTGGTATGTTTGAAGGGTTGTATGCACCTGAGGACGTTGGGCAAAACCTAGACGATATTACTTTAAAAATCACACGAGAATTCAATAAGCTCAAATTATCATACAATGACTTACTGGCAATTAATACAACCGTGCTAGCTGGCAATATGTCACAAGAAACAGCCGCGACATTGATATATAATGGTGGCTGGGGTAGTGGCTCATTAGAGCAAACGATCACAGATTTACAGGATAATCAACTGACTCAGTGAGTCAATAACTAGAAAGAGGTAGTACCTATGAGCTATACGAAAGAACAATTTGACACACTGCCAGAGGACATGCAGAAAGATTTCATTGAGGCAGACGGTGTTTATCAACACGCTGGATTTGCCAGAATGAAAGAATCGCAAAATGCCTTGGATGCAAAGCTTAAAGGTAGTGAAAGTCAACTGAGCGAGGTTAGCGCACGGCTAGCGGATATTGAAGCAAGCAAACAAGCTGAGATTGAAGAGGCTAGAGCGCAGGGGTTAGCAGAGGCCGTAACGAAAGGCGATGCCGCAGCCGTTGAAGCACGTTACAAAGAGCAAGCGGAAGATTTAAAAACACGGGTAGCGGCTGAAACACGCGAGTCAGTTACAAAGGAATTTACATTCGAAAATGCTAAAGTGCAAGCGACCTCACAATTGAGTGAGATTGTTGCAGGATTAAAGCCACTAGATGATGAAGCTTCTCAACTAATGACTGTAGCATTAAGAGCAAGACAACAGGTCGCAGAAAACGGCGACATTTTATATTTAAACGAGGATGGCAGTGCCAGCTCACTAGATAAGGTTAGTCTTTTGGCTGACTTGCAGAAAACTGGCAAATTCGAAAGATTGCGTCAGGCTTATGTACCGACTACAGGTGGTGGATATGCGAAAGGAAGCCAAGGTGGCAGTGCTAACAATGGTGGGCAAAATAAACTAGTCGAAACAGCGAAAAAGAAAGGTGACTCGGTCGGGTTACTTTCTGCTAGATTAGGCGAAAACTTAAATAAATAAGGATTTAAAAAATGTCTGAAATTACATCAGCAGATTTGGCCGCTGCACTAAATGGCCAGGTAATTCAAGAAACCTTTGATACGGTTTTAACTTCACGCCCTAGCTTCTTATCAGCTATCGGCTTCGAGATGCCAGCTCGACCAGAATCTGGTTCTAAGTACACTTGGATGGATCAAGTTATTGGGGCTTCTGCTTCTGCAACTACAGCAGCTGCATTAATTGGTGATACCGCTCTAACGGTCGCAGATGGTACTATCTTCCGTAAAGGTATGACTCTAAGTTCACCTTTATCTGATGAAGTTATCATGGTTGTTAATATAGTCGGTAACGTGCTGACCATTGTCCGTGGCTTTGGTGGTTCAACTGCGACTGCGATTGCATCAGGTACAGTAATGACTATTGACTCAGTAGGTCGAGAGGAAAACTCTCTTGCTGTTACTGATGGTATTGAAGAGCCTAGCTTGGTTGAGAACTTATTCCAAACAATGGATACAGCAATCGACTTCTCGCGTAGATCACTATCTACCGTGCAACTAGGCAATCAAAACTCAATGGCACGCGCTATTGACCAACGTGTTCGACAGCTTGCTATCCAGATGGACAGAATGCTAATCGGTGGTCGTAAGGGTACACAGGCTATTGACGGTAAGGCACGTACTTATTCAGGTGGTTTACGTTACTTCACTGACCAAACGGATGCGATTAAAGCTGATAACGCGGCAGGTGCTTTGACTCTTGATGCAATTAACGCAGTAAACGCTTCTATTGTTACCGCTGGTGGTTCTTCTGACACTATCGTAGTCGGTATCAACCAGGCGCGTAAGTTGCATGCTTTAATGTCAGCTAACTACAACTCTCAGCGCATTAGCGATTTCCAGACAGATCAAAACTCTGTATTTACTTTACCAACTGACTTACCGTTAATTGGTAGCGTGAATCGCATTGTTGTTGATACTAACGTCAAAAACGATGAGCTATTTATTGTTGATTCTGGTTCGGTTAAAATCGTACCTATGGATCAAGGTAATGGCGAAGATGACGGCAACTGGAGAACACTTGATGCGACTGCTAAAGGTCAAGACGGTGTTAGCTTGCGCGTAATCGGTGACTTCACTGTTGAGATGCGCAACTATAAGAGCAACATCGCTCGTATGCACAATATCGGGTAATGGGAGCTAGTTTATGAATTTTAAATCAGCACCATATAAGATGGTCATTTTTAAAGGTGATATTGTTAAGTTCGACAGTGAGGGCGAAATGTCCACCACTGATAAGGACTTGGCTGGATTGCTTTCAAGTCTGACTGACGTTAAGGAAGTTAAATCAACAAAGACTGCTGAAAAGTAGTTAATAACAGTGTCCATTCAATGAGTGGGCACGATTATTAATTATATGATTACTCACGTATAAGGGCATTCCATGGCATACGCAACCACAATGGAGTTGACAAATGGAGATAAACAGTGGCAGCACCAGTAGCATTAAATGATAGACAAAATCTCAAAGTTAAGGAATGATTAAATGGCGAGCATAGCGTTTTCGCATAAAAAAATAATTGGTACTCTGCTAACAGTAGACAAAGTAGATTCATCCACAAACCCTATATCACTGCCAGTAATACATCCTGATGTGATATACGCAATGACAGATACTACTCAATCGGATGGTTGGGGTGCTAACTCCCCAGCCGTAATGCCGATTACGAATGGTCACACTACAGGGTATAGAATGGCTTTCAATGAGTTGAAGGACATATCCAGTTATCAGTTTTTGCGATTCACTATGGTTGGTGAGATAAAGTATTTCGAGAATTACACTTTACCGTATGACCAGGGTGGGATGACTATTGCGTTCTATGACTCTTTAGGGAATTACAAAGAGTATTCCTTTTATGGTGGCGAGCAATACTTACAAGGGTACTGTAATGGTGGTAATCCAGGTGTAACCACCGTGTGCATGGATAAAAACTCCCCAACCTTCTCAGAGTCGGTTACTCCGATTGACTGGTCATTAGTCGCAGGGTACGAGTGGTATATCAGGGCGACAACTAATGACGACTTTAAAAGACTTGGTGTCGCTTGTATTCTAGCGTTCAATGACTACATAGCAACTGGTGGTACTCCTTCAAAACCCGTTGGGTTCTCTGACTTCATGACCACACAGGTAGACCCCGAAGCAGATGCGTTATCAACTAGCATATGGGATTATGGTGATTGGAATTATTCTATTAATTTTATAACACCGTCGGAGTTCTTTGATGGAGGTGTAGGTAGCCTGTACTCTGTGAAAGCACCATTCTCAATAGGTGATGGTTCAACACATACTGAGTTTTCCGACATAGGTACGTCAATAAACTTCTACCCAGACGCACCGCTTAGAAGTGGTAGAGATGAAAAAACGTACATGAAATTGTCAAATGGTGATAGATGGATGAAAGATACCCTCTCACCAACGGATATAAGAAATCTACAAGGTTCTGTTTTTTCATGCGAAAACAACGATGCTTGGTTGGGGTTTTACGGCACAACAAATGATGTAAATTCCTTCTATAAAGATGTTGGATTTCACCATTTTAGCAAGGTTGATTTACTAAATAACATACCGTTTACGGGGTGTGTATTTAATGATGTCGATGAGATAAAAGTGAATGCTGACACTGTGGTATCTGGTTCGGTGACTAGTTCCATCGCTACAGGTTTATTGATAAGCACTGTCGGTGACTACTCAAAACTAAAACTCAATTTTGACAGTACCAATACGCGAGATATTACTATTGAATCAGGTGTGGGGATTATCGACTTAACAGGTATTTCAGGCGATAACCTAAAGATTCATAACACCACGGCAAGCGATGTCACAATTACGCTTGCAAGTGGCCAGGCTTCCACGGTAACTACTGATGGTGGTATTGTCACCATAGAATCACCTGTGGTATTCAACAACGCAAGCACAACAGGTATTCTCAGCGGTTCGCGTTTGCAAGTTCGCAATATAACTTCCGGTGCTGAGATATTTAACGATTTTGTGACAGGTGATTGGTCTTTGGATTACGGAGAAGGTACCGAGTTCACCACTGGCGATACAGTACGACTAAGAGCATGTTACGCAAGTGGGGTAAGCTATAAAGAACCTTTTGAGTCTTTTGCAATCGTTAGCTCAAGCGGATTTAGTGCCTTAATATCTCAAGTTGATTGGGTGGTTATTAACTCCATGAACTTAGACGGCTCAACTGTTACCGAGCTTGCTACAGACTTTGTTAATATTCAGATTGACATTAACGACCCTGACGGACTAACCACTAAAAAACGCCTAGCGGTTTGGTATGCCTATTGGCTATGGTTCTCAGCTACCACAATAGATGCATTCTTTGGCGGTATGACAATTGAGGATGCCGCTAATATTAGAGTTAATACCGCTGTAGCAAATCTAAAACTAGATAGTAATAGCTCTTTACCTGTGGTATTTACAGACACAGACGTTCGACTATACACAGACGATGGTTCAAGTGTAATTGCCGCAACAAGTAATACAATTCATATGGAGTCCGGCAAGGTTTATGTTGAGCGTGTTAGTACAGGCAACGGACTATCAGCAGAGCAAGACACGCAGCTCATGGGATTAAGCAAGAAAGAAGCTATAGCCACTAAGGTTTTAGATGATATGTCAACTAGGGAGTTTTAATGGCTACTATAATTGGATTGCTGAAAGAGAATAGTAAGTTAAGCAGTGGCACAATAGTTGATTTATTAAAGAACCCTGCTTGGTCTACTGTAATGACAGAGCTAACATATCAGCCGCAAGATTTGAGTGCGGCAATAGTTTCTAGCCAACTTAGCTTTGAGCAATCAAACCCTGGTATAATAGACACTACTTTGACGATAGAGCAACAAGCCCTAACATTTAACTGTGCAAACTAAGGATTATAAATGACCTATGCAACTAAAGAAGAGTTAAGCGCTTATGCTTTGGCTAGAGGTATTACCTTGTCTGAGGTTGCTGGGGCAAGAGAGAGCGCATTAACTAGAGCTCATGATTACATTGAAACGTTCAGCTATCAGGGCAAGAAGACTGTAAGCACACAAGCGGATGAATGGCCTCGTGATAACGTTGTTATTAATGATATTTATCTAACTGACGGCACTACTCCACAAGGCATTAAAAACGCAGAAATGCAGACAGCCATTGAGATATTCAAAGGCAATGAGCCTATGGAATCGTTAGTCCGTACTATTAAGCGCCAAAAAGTGGATGTTATCGAAACTGAATACGCAGATAATAGTCGCGAATCAGTTTACTTGAAGCTGGTCAATTCACTGCTCAAGCCTTACCTATCCAATCAGGGCATAGGAATTAAGCGCGTATGAATTACACAGCAATAGCCAAGTCGGCCAAGGTGGCTATTAAAGATGCCGGCCGTGAAGTCGTGTTTTATACCCCGGCTTCAACGGGTGGCTATTCTGATACAGGCGAACCGCTTGCAGACGTAGCCCGTGCTGAGTCCATAGGCGTTGGTGTGAAGCTTGGTTATAGAATAGCTGAGATAGACGGGCAAGCAATCCAGGCAGGCGATGCTAGAGTGCTATACAGTGGCGTAACTCCTTTAGTCGGTATGAACGTTGATCTTGATGGGCAAACGTGGCAGGTGGTGCAGTCTAACCCGTTAAACCCGGCCGGCATTGTATTACTTTACACAGTGCAGATCAGACGATGAGTAAATCCGTGGCCGCTCAGATTCGTGCTACTGCTAAGAAAGTACAGCGGAATATTGACAAAGCCACGAAGGCCACGTTAATGCGCGTGACTTCTCAGGCTATTACAGCTACCCCCGTTCTGAATGGTACAGCTAAAGGCAATTGGTTGGCGGCTTATGGCACACCAAAAACGCAGTATGATTTAGATATTCGAGATAAAAGCGGTGCAATGGCAAAAGGCGCAGTTGATGCTGAGATTGCTATCTTAGGCGGTAACAATACCGTGTTCTATTTCACCAACTCACTGCCATATATTAGACGGTTAGAGTATGGGCATTCAGAGCAAGCACCAAGCGGGATGTTACGCAATGCCGTTGACCAATTCCACAAAATCAATGCAGAGGAATTAAAACGTTATGTCCATTAGCCACTTCGATGTAAGAAAAGTATTGCGCGACTACCTGGGAACGATGACAGGTGTACCAACTATCGCCACGGAAGGCCAGACGTTTGAACCTGTTGTGGGCGAACCATACGTGGCAGACCATCAATTAGGTGGCACTACTTATGATAACAGCTTGACAAGTGGTATAATTGAGCTTATGGGTATCTATCAAGTTGATGTGTATACCCCACAAAATCAAACAGTTTGGACGAATGAAGTTTTAGCCGATAAGGTTATTGCTCACTTTTCCAAAAACACAGTTTTAAATCGTAACTCAATCGAATTGCGGATTAGAAGAGCCGACCATTCACCTGTGCGCACAGACGGCGGCTGGTTGGTTACAAACGTAAGCATTTATTATCAAGTGCTTACTTAACGTTAAGTAAAGGGGTTCAATTATGGCAGTACAAGTAAACGCAGGTAAGACGGTATTTATTTCCGCTGACTTGCCAGCAACGAATGACGCGGCTGGATTTGCCGCTGCGGGTGTGGTTTTTACCGAGATTGCAGAGATTACTTCTGTTTCTGGGTTTGGCCGTACAAATAACGAGGCATCCTATTCGCCACTAGCAACTCAGATGATTAAACGTCAAAAAGGTTCTTATGACTATGCACCGTTGGCAATTGATGCAACCTATGACAGCTTAGATGCTGGACAGGCTATCTGCATTACTGCAAACGGTTCGGCTGCTTTGTATTCTTTGAAGGTAGTATATGCAAGTGGGCAAATTGAGTACGCTCAGTGTTACATTATGGCGTTCGACATTGCAGGCGGCGGGGTTGATGATTTCGTATCTGTATCAATCTCAGCACAGGCGAATAAGGACGTTATTCGTGTACCGGCTGTTTAGATTAGACAGTAGTTAGAAATATTAAGCCGCCTTCGGGCGGTTTTTTAATGTCTGTGCGAAATAAATAACAAATAGTTATATATAAGCTTGCACAATGTGCGATTGTTTTATATAATAGAGGCAAGACAAGAAGAAAGACAAATTTACTCATAATCGGCAGGTCCGCGGTTCAAGTCCGCGAGGGCCCACCATACAAATCAACAGCTTACGCTCCTTTGTACACCTTTCACAATTCACAATATTATTTTTTGTAGCATATATGTAGCAACATTTATATTATGATTTTAATGCTGAATCTATCTGTTACAAAAAATATTTTATTTAAATCAGTATACTGATTGCTTCTAAGGCGCACTTTTTGATAATATGTCACAAAATAGCTGATAAAAGAGATATAGGTCATGATCGTCGATTTTACAATAACAAATTTTAGATCAATTAGAACAGAGCAAACTTTTAGTTTATTTGCTGAAGGTTCAAAAGATAACCTTCCTAATAATTATTGTATGCCCGATGGCAAATATACGATATTGAAGTCTGCTGGAATATATGGAGCTAATGCGTCTGGTAAGTCTAATTTATTAAAGGCATTTAGGGCCTTAAGTTATCTCGTAAATGAAACAGGTGATTTAAAAGAAGATGAAGACATCAAGTGTTATGAACCTTTTTTACTTGATGCGACTTCAAAAGAAAAACCAACTACATTTGAAATTGAATTTGTATTGAATAATGTTAGGTTTATTTATAAAGTTGTATTCTCTTCTTCTGAAGTAATCGAAGAAAGTTTGTGGTTTTATCCAAAGATGGTTAAAGCAAAAATCTTTGAAAGGTTATCGGGCTTGACATGGAAAGATATCACTTTTGGAAACCTATACAAAGGTGGGAAGAAAAAATTTGCACTTTTTGCTAACAATAGTTATTTATCTAAAGCAGGTAATAGTGCGGATTCTCCTGCCATTATTAGAGATGTATACAGGTACTTTAGAGCAAATATTTTTAACATTGATCATAAAAGAATGATGACTCCTTACCCTTGGAAAGACGATCCGAGTACTGTTGCTAATGTAGCAAGGATTTTAAATAAAGTAGATACAGGTATCTCTGGCATTGGATTTAAAGAAAAAGCTATTCCAGATTCTTTAGAATTCCCGAGAGATATACCAGAAGACATTAAAAAAGGCCTTCTCAGTTCTTTTGCCAAGGAAATATATTTTGAACACGAAGGATCAGATGGGCATCTTGTTAAGTTTAGTGAAGACCAAGAATCAGATGGGACTCAACGAATGTATCAAATATTACCTATGTTATTAGATGTGTTTCAGAAAGGAAGGGTAGTAATTTGGGATGAACTTGAAACAAGTTTCCATCCCCATGTTGCTGAATTAATCGTAAAATTATTTAACGACCCAGAAGCAAATGTTAATAATGCGCAATTAATTTTTACAACACACAACCTTCAATTTATGAATTCTGAATTCTTAAGAAGGGACCAGATTTGGCTGTCAGAAAAAGCTATGGGTCAAACAACGTTTTCTTCACTTGATGAATTCGATAAGTCTCAGCTTAAGACATCGAGTCCATTTTCTAAATGGTACGATGATGGTAGATTGGGTGGGATTCCTGATGTTGACTATAGAGCGATAAGCCGGGTTTTTGGATCATGCACCAAAGGTATCGAAAATGCCTAAAGAGAGATCTAAAAAAGTTATACGTGTTCTTCCTGTATTTCGTATTTATTGTGAAGGTGAAAAAACTGAACCAAACTACATTAGGG